AGGAATTTTAGGTAAATAAATAACATAATTATTATATTATATTGGTATGACTACTTATTTTTTTATTTTTTAAGAAGGACTCTTTTGTTAATAATATAATAATGTATTATATTAAGTAGGGTTCGTTAATGCTGAATTATGGGTGTATTCGACTATGAACTATACAGGCAACGACAGCAAGAAATCGAACTTAAAGCATTAATCGCTTTAGCTAAGTTCGGTAGAGAGACTCAAAAGTTTGAGGCTCTTAAACATTTGGAGACTATAGCTTATCCAATGGACGCGGATTTGAAGGATCTTAAATGAATTGTAAACATTGTAAAAAAGAAGTTGAGATTTACCCACCAAGTGAAAAACACGAACTCTGTTATTATTGTTTTACTGGTTTTCAAATGACGGTATCCAAAGGAAACTCGAAATAATGGGTAGAAAAGCAGAATTTAAAGCAACCAAATCTTTCACAATGGGGCTTCAAGAGTTAGGATGGCTTAAGGAATACAGCGAAAGAAAGAACGAGAAAGCTTCAGCGATCGTAAATAAGTTAATTAGAAAAGCAATGTTAGCAGATAATATTGAAGAACAAAAGGTAGTTGCACGCGGCCCGATCGTTTTTTGCACTGGTTGTAGGGAACGAAAAGAATTTGACTTAGTAGAAGATAATTGGTTATGCTTTGATTGTGGCGAAGATAAGACCGAAGTTATCAAATATCATCTAGAACGATTAGCCAAAGCTAAAAGCCAATAAGTATATATAACGGATTTAACTTTAATCGGTTATGGCAGTCCGCAGAAAGGCACCTCGTAGAAGGGCAAAACGCAGTTTTAATATTTCAGCAGTGGAAGCAGGCACGGCTCTAAGCCTTATGGCTAGCACCGGAGCAGCTACCGCAATAGATGAAGCAATGAAAGGCAACATCAAAGGTGCATTATCTACATTACAGTCTAATGTAATGAGTCAAAAACAAGTCATCACGGCCACCCTCGCGGGGGCATTCGTGGCAAAAGCATTAACAAAAGGATTTTCTGGATCTACCCTTGCGAAGCTTGGACCGATCCGAATAAAAGTGTAATTTACTATGGCATTCTATCGAACTAGAGAAGGAGCATTAACAGCAGCAGACTCGTTCACGGCTTTAGGTAGCCTTTACGGGCAATCAACTACAGCATCTATTCAGATACCAAAGCAAGCCACTTCCATTGTGGGCATAATTGCAAGCGTTTCACAAGATGGCTCAGCAGCCGGAACTTCGACTTTCAGTTGTCAGATCTCAGGTGATGGTTTAAGTCAGGGTCAGGAAACTATAGTTGTAGGTTCAAGCACTAATGTAGGAACCGAAACCAGTGACGGAAGATCTAACCTCCCAATGGTTTTGGATGTTGCTATACCTTGTGTCGGATCTAACCAAGTGTCGGTGGCCATGGCTATGGATACCGATTTAGGCACTTGTTCTTGCGCCGTAACGTTGGTTTTCGCATAAATTAAACATGGTCGAAAAGCGCGAAGCTTACGCGCCATGGAGTTTAACAAGAAAGGCAGGCGTTCAATCAGCTACAGTAAACGGGGACATTGAAGTCCCACAATTTATACAACCTGTATTAGATACTGGTTTTGTAGATGAAAACGGGGATTGGAAAGGATCTAAATCAAGTGAGGAACAATTTCATTCTTTTGCTAAAGATGAGGCAATAGCAAACGGCGCTACAATATTAGCCCCTCAAATCGCAAGTGGCTCTATTTGGCCTTTAGATATGACGGGCTTTAATGATGTTCAAATAGCAATTAGACCAAGCAATGGTGGTAATTACAATGTTACCGCAGTTATGGGGCCCGCGGACTTAGCGTATGCTAACTTAAGAGATGTTAACGCGGCCGCAACGTTAAAGTCGTCTACTTTGCAAGGTGCTAACCCTACTTTTGATAACATTATTGTTGATACTTCCGAAAGCTTAACGGCTGACGTTTGGAATATATTCATGATAATGGGTAGATTAAAAGACCAAAAGTTACTACAGTTTAGTATTACTAATAACAGCGGGGGAGAGTCAGATATAGAAACCGCATTTATGAGGCTTGTTTAATGCCTACAGAAAGAGAACGCGAGTATTACCGAATGGGTTTCTTTGACGGCATGAAGTCAGGACAAGGTATAGAAGGCGTAGACTATGCAGATCCAAGTAGCATTAAAACAGGAATTAAGAAAACACGCAAACGTAAACTATCAGCATGGAATAAATACGTTAAAGCTAACGGTAGTAAACCAAGATTTAGATTAAGATCGGGTTCACCTAATCTAAAGAAACTAGGCGTAGCATTTAGAAAAACGCCAGCAGGGAAAAAGAAGCGATGAGTCAGTTAAGCAAGTTATTAGATACACTTTTTAGAAGTCAGCAAGCAATAGAAGCATACCGTAAGCTAAAAGGTGATGATGATGATTATTGAGTTATTCTTAATCAGTCAACTACTGTCTAAACGTCAGTTTGTCGATATACCCGCAGTAGTTGACCCTGCTAAGCCTAAAACAATAGCACGACCACGAGGTTTAGGATTATTTGAATTGGGAAAAATAGAAGTTATTACACAACCATTGATTATAGATCCGACAAAGTTTGATTATCTCAGATTAGATTGGAAACCCGATTATAAGAAAGGCCGATTTTAATATGGCTTTGGAGTTATTGCCTGACGGAACGTTTAAAAAATTATCAAAAGTTCAAACTGACGCTTTAGACAGATATTACAAAAGAGAAAATAAAAGAGATCTAACAACCGAAGTAATTGCGCAGTTCCCTCTTATCTTAGCAACATCTATTGCGGCAGCGGCTTATGTATTTAGAGATGAAATTAAAGAAAAAATAAAAGAAGAAGGTATAGGCGCGGGGTTATGGGTTGCTAAATTAATAACAAGAATTCCTTTTGGGAAAGCGGAACCAATGGAACCGGAATTTGTTCCATCCCAGCTTGACCCCGAAATAATGGTAGAAGTTCCACGATGTCTACGTTACGAATCTGATTATGTGAATCAGGCCACAATAGCTGAGGGAATCCCTTTTGTTGGTGTTCCATTACAGGCTTTATCGCAATTATACACAATTCAAAGTATGAAAAAAGAGGGCTGTAGTAAACCCGATATAATACCACAAAGTCAATGGGACCAAGGATAAATGAACCCCGACTTAATTTATCTCTTTGTAGGTGAAATTGCAATTATCCTTTTTTTGTATAAATTTATTTTTAGACAAATGATTGTAACCCACTGGGAAGAGAAAATAGCAGAGGACAACTGGCTAACAATCAATTTAGAACCCGTTATTGATGAAATAGAGGATCGCTTTCATTTAAAACTTCAAGACTTCCAAGAACACTTTCAGAAAAGTTTTTTTGGTTCAGTTGGGGCAATGACTCAAAAAGCTAAACAATTGGATCCAATGAACAATATAAGAAAAGCAGCTAAAGATGGTGACTGGGCTTCTATGTTGGTAGAATATGCAGCCAACAAGGCTGGTATTGGGGGTGTAATGGGACTAAAAGAGGGTCTAAGTGGCCTAAAAGAGGGTAAAAATGGCCCTAAAGAGGCTCAAATCAACGCCAAACCAGCTCTCCCAAAAGGAATTTTAGGTAAATAAATAACATAATTATTATATTATATTGGTATGACTACTTATTTTTTTATTTTTTAAGAAGGACTCTTTTGTTAATAATATAATAATGTATTATATTAAGTAGGGTTCGTTAATGCTGAATTAT